AAGAGACATGAGAAAAGAAATAGAGAAACTACTACAAGCACCAGTCAAGGAAGAAAAGAAAGAATGCGAAAATTGCGGACATTTTTATATCCCAAATTTAGAATGCCACAGACCAGAAGGTAGTTGTAAGACTGATAAGTATGAGTTTTGGAAACCGATACCAAAAGAAGAAAAGAAAACAGTTGAGGAAGACAAAGAACTAATACAAGCGGGAAAAGACGGAGAGAGGTTGGCTGAAGAATGTTTAAGAAAAGCAGAAGAACAACTTAAAAAACAACTTAAAAAAGAAGAAAAGAATTCGTGTGAGAGCTGTGGATTCGATTCATCTAATTGTGCTCAAATAGATACGCAAGATTGTAAGTATTGGAAATCAAAAGAGAACAGACCTGCGGTTGATTGGGAAGGGTTGATAAGAACAATAAAAGATTGCTCTCTTGATCTTAAGGTATCGGGAATGTTAATTGCTTTAATAAGAATAGTCAAATCAATACACGAGAGGGTTAAATGAAATTCACATTAAACTGCAAACCATTATCGGTTAACAAGGTTTGGCAGGGCAGAAGATTTAAGACAAAAGACTATAAGGACTATGAGAAAGAGGTAACGTTAACATTACCAAATGAAAAAATGGATATGGGATTTTATAGGGTTAAGATCTTATTTGGAATTAAGAATTTTTTGAGATCTGATGTGGATAATTTTATCAAGCCCTTAATGGATATTATAGTTAAAAAAGGTATTATAGCTGATGATAGATTTGTATTGAAATATGAAATAGAAAAGGTTAGGAGTGAACTTGAATTTATTTGTGTAGATATAGCGAAGTTGCTATGAGGTATAGCGAGAAAGATAAGGATTGGGGGGCAGAAGTAAAAGAAAATGCGGAAGGAATGTGCGAGATGTGCGGAGATTATGGTTGCGATCCGCATCACGCAGTAAAGCGGAGATTTTTGAAAACGAGATGGATTTTGATAAATGGAGTTTGGTTGTGTAGAAAATGCCATAGTTGGTCAGAGTTGAATCCATTGAAATTTATAGCTTGGTTTATTGGGGTAAGGGGAATTGAAATATATCAGATGTTAATTGACAAAGCAAAAAAATAGGAGTATTATATATTATGGACTCAAAACAGTATTATCAGGAGAATAGGGAAAGAATAAGATTAAGGGCTTTGCTAAGGGCGAGGCAGTTGCATTCTTTTCTTGTTTACAAATGTGCAGAATGTGGAGATGTAATCCCTTTTGTAGTGGGTAAGCATCGGAGTAAATATTGCGAGATATGTAAGCCAGGAAAATATAGACAGATGCATAATAAGGCGACAAAAAATTATAACAGGAGAAAAAGCGATGGATAAAAGTAAAAAAATAAAGATGAAGGTAACGTATGTCCCAATTGGCAAACTAAAGCGAGCCGAATAGAATCCCAGAAAAGCAACAGATAAACAATTACAGGAATTGACTGAAAGCATAACGAGATTTGGATTTGCAGAACCAATAGTGGTCAATGGAAGTGTAAGAAGAAAGAATGTGGTGTTGGGCGGTGGGAAAATTTAACTGGGAAGAAGGCTAAAATATATGAAAAAGAAAGCAGAGTTGAAGGTAGGAAGAAAGCAGTTTGATGGTAAAGAGGAGAAAGACGTAATTGCGAAATTAGAGTCTATATGGGCTATTGGTGGTAGCGATGCTGAAGCATCTTTCTATGCTGACATTTCAAAGACATCATTATGTCGGTATTTACAGGAACATATTGAAGTTTCGGAACGAAAGGAAAGGTTGAAAGAGAAGCCCACGTTGAAAGCAAGGCAGGTATTGGTTCAGGGGTTAGATGGAAATCCTGAATTAGCTTTGAAATATTTAGAGAGAAAGTGCAAGAAAGAGTTTGCACCTAAGATTAATGCAGAGTTGAAGGGGGAGAATGATGAACCTTTTGTGTTAAAAATACAAAGGGTATTAAGCGAAGATGAGAAGAAGCTAATAACAGCACAGAATCCAAAAGGGATAAAGAGTGGAAATTGAGTTTAATGTAACAACGCTTTTTGATGATAATTTAGACTTAGATAAGGGAACAGATCTTATTATAAACAGAGGTGGTGCTGGAAGTGGTAAGAGTCACGCCTTAATTCAGGTTCTACTTAAAAGGGGGCTTGAAAACAAAGGGATCAAGATTTTAGTATTGAGGAAGGTAGGTGCAAGTTTAAAGAAGTCGGTAGAAATGCAGTTCCTTCAGTATCTGAAAGATGTAGGTATATTTGATGAAAGAAATTGGAGTATAGTTTATAAGAAGTATATCCTACCGAATGGAACAGAAATTCACTTTGCTGGATTAGATGATAGGCAGAAACTTAAATCATCAGAATGGAATATCATCTGGTTAGAAGAAGCAAATGAGTTTAGCCGAGCAGACTATAACTTTATCAGGACAAGAAAGTATAGGGGGGATAAATACCCCGACCTTAAAGCTGTGATTTATATGAGTTTCAACCCTGAACAATGCTGGATAGAGGGTATAGAAGGTAAGAAAGGCGTTAAGGTAATCCATTCTACATATAAAGACAATCCCTTTGTTAATCAAGAATATAAAGACACGCTTGAGAGTCTGAAAGATGAGGATCTTGCGTTATATAGCATTTTTGCGTTAGGGTTATATTCAAGACCAGAGAATATGGTATATAGACCTCTGATAGTTTTGAAGAATTACCCAGATCGGTACAATCAGGAGATATATTGGGTTGATTTTGGGTTTAATAATCCTTCAGCGGTAGGACATATAGGTGAGAAGGATCAGGAGTTCTATTTGACAGAGTTGCTATATCAGACGAAGTTGACTAATGGAGATCTGATTGATATGTTTAAGGAGATGAAGCTTGATAAGACGTTCCCAATGTATTGTGACAGTGCCGAGCCTAATAGAATAGAGGAGATCAGGAGAGCTGGATATAATGCCTTTCCTTCGGATAAATCAGTGAAGGACGGTATAGACTTTGTTAAAAGAAAAAAGATATATACCTTAGATAGTAACATTCATATTAACAAAGAATGGGCAGGGTACAGTTATAAGAAGGACAAGCAAGGCAACGTAACAGATGAGCCAGTTAAGTTCAATGACCATAATCCTGATGGGATAAGATACGCAATATTCACACATTACAAGGATAAAGATAGGGCAAGCATAAGGGAAATATTGAAAGAGAATGAGAGTACACCGAACAGTCTTGCAAGCCAAGCGGATTGGTAAATGGAAGTGATATTATTGGTTTTACTGGTATACTATATTGAGTTAAGGAGTTTTGATTATGACTAAATTTTTAGATATCTTGGCAGGTGTACTTTTTTTTTGGAATAGGGGTGGGATATGTGGGGTTGGGGAAACTATTATTGTTAATGGAAAAAAAGTTAATATAATAAGAAGAAAAAAGGAGAATTGAGAATGATTAGGATTGAAAGTTTCGACGATACTGTATATGTTCCTGATGTTATGAATATCCAAGCAGTAAGAGTGACAAAAGTAGATACAGGTAATCCTTTCGCAACGACCACAAAAGATGAGGTAATTATATATCTAATTGGAAATAGCGTATCGTATTATTTTGAAACTAAGGAGAAGGCTGAATACTTTACAGAAAAGATATTGAAACAAATTGAAGAAAACTCTTGACAAGATTGTAAAGATATGCTATATAGAAAGGGTAGTAACTGAGAATTGTTGCATTAAGGGGGTAGTAAAATGTTTTTGAGGAGTTACCTTAATGGGATTATTCTCTTTTTTTCAGAGAAACAAAGTTGAAGATCAACCGCAGAAAAAAGATTTAATAGGTGCAGAACTTTCCGTTTACCGCAGTCCCTACTACGCAAAATCGCAATTCAACAGATATAACCCTGATGATCTTGTACAGAAAAAAGGATCAGTGGATATCTATCGCAAAATGCTAACTGACGATCAGGTCAAAGCTGTCTGCACGTTAAAAAATCAAATTATACTTGGGAATGGTTATACAATAGAAAGCGGAGATGATGAAACTCGTGGTTTTATTGAGCAGGTATTGAATGATGAGATAGATGGTAACTTCATTAAGATATTGAAAAGTATATTGACTGCTCTGCATTTTGGTTTTAGTGTAAGCGAGAAGATTTATAAGATAATTGAGAGTGGGGAGTTCAAAGGTAAGATAGGATTAAAGACAATCAAGACCAGACCGCCACATAGTTTTGAATTTGAAACAGATGATTATGGTAATCTTGAAGAAGTATTGCAAGCTGGGCAGAAAGGATACATAAGCATAAAAGGCGAGGATCTAAAGAAGTTTATTATATATAGTTTTGATGCCGACAATGCCGCATTCGGCAATATCTATGGAAACAGTGATCTAAGAGCTTCCTATCGCAGTTGGTTCAGTAGAGATATCATCACAAGGTTCTTGAATATATATTTAGAAAGATTTGGAATGGGGATATTGGTGGCAAAATATCCGAGAGGTTTAAGCTCAACAGAGCAAACCGATATTCAGGATATGATTAATAACATACAAGCCAAGACAAGCTTCAAGCTACCACAAGATGTGCAAGTTGAGTTATTGGAGAGTAGTAAAGCTGGGCAAGCTGGATTTATTGAGGCGTTAGATTATCATAGTAAGAGTATATCGAGAAGCATTTTATTGCCAGATCTGCTGGGGTTTAGTGATAATAAATCGGGTAGTTACAATCTGGGAGAGCATCAGTTTGATATGTTCTATGATTATATCCGTAGTATTAGAGAAGAAGTGCAGGAACTATTGAACGAACACTTAATATGCGACCTGATAGATAAGAACTTTCCGAACGTAACCGAATATCCTAAATTCAAATTCAATCCATTTAACCAATCAGACAAAAAGAAGATGGTAGAGCTATTTATAACCGCTACTGAAAAGGGTGTAATACAAGCGACAGAGGAAGATGAAGAATATTTAAGGGACATTATTGAGTTTCCTGAAAGAACGGAAGAAAGCACTTTATTGCCTAAGAAAGAACCAGCCACTAATCCGAATGGCTTTACTCCTTTTATGCCTAATGGTTCACAACCAGTAGCATCAGCAGAGCCGATTGAAAAAAAGCCGATAGAAGAAGAACCTATTAAAGAAGCAGGTGGGTATAATTGCCAGTGTGTTAAATGTGGACATACAATGGTATCGGATAAGCACTGTATGGAAATCAAGTGTGAGAAATGCGGTGGAGATATGAGAAGGCAAGACAGACCAGCATCAGGTAGGGGTGTGCCTACTGAAGAAAAGTTTAGTAAGGCAACGAAGCGTATAGACTTTAAGAAGATTGAAAGAGAAACAAATGAGATGGAGATGGAGTCAGCGATAGATGTGGGTAAGATTGCAACTAAGATGAAAGATAGTTTAATTATGGATATAATCGGGGATAAGATAGTTGAAAATAAAGACTTTAAGGCAGTAAATAATATGCAGTTGAAGTATGTCAGAGAAATGAGGATCTTGTTTAAGGGTATGCTAAGGAAATCATTTAAGCAAGGGCAGAAGAACGTAAAAGACGAATTCAAAGGCGAGAAATTTGCTAATAAATCGGGATCAATAAGCAAGTTGCCGCCAAAAGAGGCGTTGAAATATTTGGAAAGCAAGGCATTTGAGGTAACCGATAAGGAAAAAACCAGAATACTCGGAGATGCTAAACAGATGTTGCTTGATGGTATGAAAACAGGTGCGACACA